ATGCACGGCCGTCACCCCGTTGTCATCGCCCCGGCCCGTGTAGGCGGGAATCAGGTCCACGCCCTCATGCACCTGGCCGCGCTCCTCCTGCTTCGCCGCAAACAGCTCGATCAGGTTCGTGCCGCCCTTCTCGGCCGCCTGCGGATTCATCGCCGCCCGCGGGTCAATCTTCCGCAGTTGGATCGGATACCGCACCACCACCCCCCGCTTCCGCACCTCCGCCACTTGTTCCCGTCCCCACTTCATTCTGCCGTCGCCCTTCTTCATTCCGCCTTTGGCCATGGCTTCGTCTAGAAGCCTCCTCGCCATCGGGTCCTGCGCCTTCCATTCCCCATCCGCGCCCAGCTCCAGCGGAATCGTCTCCAGCTCCTTCAGCAGCCGTTTGTAGCGCGTCACGCCATAGCCCAGGTTCATCTGCGCCGGGCCCGCATCGCCATCCCAGCCGTGCCGGGAATCCTGCGTTACCTTGCGTTCCGTCGGCACCGCCCATTCGCCATAGGTCTGGCAGTCGGGCCAATCCTTCCAGATGAACAGCCGGCGCGGATTCCCCGGCGCCACGCGCACGTAGAGCAGGAACCAGTTGCGCGCCCCGGCCGGGTCGATGAACAGGTAGTTCGTCCCCTCCGCCGGCAGCTCGCGCTCGCGCACCCCATGCACGTTCCGGTTGAACGTCGGGAACTGGAGCCCCATCACGTCCTTGGTGAACCCGTAGAAGATTCGCAGCACGTAGTCCCGCGGCTTGCCCTCGACCGCCCGCGCCACCTGCTGGCCGTAGGTCTCGCCGCCGCTGCCGAACACCGTCATGTCCGAGTGGAAGTAAACCACCCGCGTGCGCTGGATGGCCCCGGCCTGCACCAGCGGCACGCGCCCCGGCCGGCACCCTTCGACCAGCACCTGGTTCTGTGGCAGGATTCTCGCCACCTTCGTGCGCAGGATCTTGCCCGTGCCCACCGCCTCCTTGATGGCCGGCGTGATGCCGTTGATCGGCGTGAAGCTCCACACGCCGTAGCCGGGCCGATACTCACCGCGCCGCCGCAGCATGGTCAGCCACGGGATCGGCGCGTTCTCGTCCAGCCACCACGCCGGGCCGTAACCCTCGCGGGACCCGAACTCGAACCCCTCGAACTCCGCCGGGTCGCCGCGATACGTGGCAAACAGCAGCTTCACGCCGCTCGGCAGCACCAAGATGCGGTCGGCAAATCCGTTCTTCGGATCGTAGCCGATGCTGAACACGCGCCGCGGATCGCGCCGGCCGTTCAACGCCTTCAGGTCCGGCGGCAGGAAGCGCCACACCAGTTGCTGCGCGGTCTCGATGCTGCTCCGCTCCGTCTCCGAACCCACGAGGAACCGCGCATCACTGCCCGCGTCCTGCGACAGCATTTCCAGCACCAGATGATAAGCGCAGTAGAACGACTTGCCCGACCGATTGCCCCCGAGCAACACCAGCAGCTTGGGCCGATACCGCCGCACCACGCGCCGCGTCAGCTTCCACGACTTCATGGGCGGCAGGAACTGGAGCGGGTCCCGTTCCGCGTCCGCAATCGCCTGCCGGCGCCGGCTCAGGAAGTCGCCCAGCCCCCGCTCCCCGTGATTCCGCAGGATCGCCCGCGCCTGCCGCTCCGTCGGCAACGCGAACAGCGGATGATGTGGCTCCTGCTCAAACATGGTCAGGCAAATCGGGATGGAACAGCGAACGCGCAAAGGCGCGAAGCGGGGAACGTCACAGCTTGGCCTCCTTGGCATGGTCCCATTCTTCAATCGCAACCTCGTCTTCCGTGAATACGGATTCACGAAGGCGGAAGGCAATTTCATCCCCCGCCTCCACCAGCCGGCGGATGCGCTCGTTGGCCGCGGCCAGCTCGCGTTCGAGTTGCTCCATAAACGCCCTCACCTCGCCGGAACCCATCAGGCCGCGGGAAAATCTGTCGCATACCGTATCAGTCCTCGGTGTTGGTGTGTCGCTCATTTCAACCTCCGTTCCGCGTCTTCGATCATCGCAACCAACTGTTTCGCGTTATCAAATGCCCAACGCTCGGTTTTGATCGTGAAGTATTTTCCAGCGCCTCCGTCGTGAGATTCGATTTCGATGTATTGGCCCATCGTGCTGTCGTCGCAGCAGTCGTTTTCCTGCCCATAGGTCAGTTGCCCGGCTTCCATGACCGGCTCTTTTTTTGGTGTGTCGCTCATGCTTTTGCCTCCTTGGCTTTGGCCCATTGGTGAGTTTGTAACGTCGGGTGGTGAAATTGCTGGAATAACGCATCCCCCGCCTCCACCAGCCGGCGGATGCGCTTGTTGGCCGCGGCCAGATCGATTTCGAGTTTGCAGTGGGAGCAAAGCAGGCTGGGCGACTCAACGCGCCGCACGGAACAACCATTGCACCAATACACCCATTCACTTCGCGTCTTAGCGTCTTCTCTGTTCATGTCGTTTTCCTTTGCTTTGCCGTCTCCGCGTCTCCGCGTCTTCCCCTCTCCGCGTCTCCGACTATCCGTTCCCATTCCCTTAGCCAGTGCAGGCACGCCGAGGGGTTCGCGATCTGCCGTTGCCAGCAGACCAAATCCAGCATGGCCTCGCGTTCCAGTTCCGCCGACGGTCCGGCCGCCCACGCCGCGTGATACTGCGTGGTGCGCTCGGCGACCCAGCGCTCGATGGTGGCGTCGGTCTGGCGCCACACCCAATTGGCCACCAGCGCGGCGTCGCCGTTGCGCCACGGGGCGGGCCCGTTCCGCGCCGGCCACGCCGCCGTCGCCTCCGCCGTGGGCACCGTGCCCCACCGCTGTTTGGGCACCTCAGTTTCCGGTTGAACACTCATGGGCATTTGAATCTGGAAGGCAGGAAAACAGGAAGCGGAAGCGGGAAGGCGTTGGTCTTTGGTCATTGCTCATTGGTCATTCCTTTCCTGCCTTCCTGTTTTCCAGATTCATCTTCGTTCCCTCCGTTCCCTTCTGTTCCGTCACTGCGGCAACTCCTGCGGGGTCTCGTCGTTGTCCACGTGCGCGTCGATGAACCGCATCCACGGTTTCACGAACACCAGCTCGCACGGCCCGGTCGGGCCATTGCGCTGCTTCACGATGAACAAATCCCGCCGCTGGCAATGTTTCTCCAGGTCGTCCCGCAGCTCGGCCGGCAGCGACGCCACCGCCCGGCTTTGCATCCACGCCAGCTTGCGTTCGGCGATGGCCCGCTTCACCTCGTCGTCGCTGGCGATGTCCCGCTTGGCCCGCGTGAGGTCCACCTTCTTCAGGAACGCCACCACGTCGGCGTCGGCCGTGGGTTTGGCGCTGTCCTTCAGGTCGCTCAGTTGCGGCTCGCGCTCGCGCTCGGCGCGCTCCTGGTTGAAGTTCTCCTGCGCCAGCACGATGAACGGCACGTTCAGCTCCTTCTTCAGCTTCATCAGCCCGTCACTCACGTCGGAGATCCGCATGTTCAGGTCGCGATAGTTCACGCCGCTGCGCCCGCCCATCAGTTGGAGGTAGTCGATCACGAACAGCTTCACGCCGTGCTCGCGCACCATGCGCCGCGCCCGGATGGACAGCTCGTCGATGTTCAGCCCGCTGCTGTCGTCCACGTGCAGGGGAATCCGCTTCATGCTGTTGCACGCCTTGGTGAGCAGGGCCGCGTCCGTCTCCCGCAGGAACCCGTTGCGATACGACTGGAAGTTCACGCCGGCCCGCTGGAACACCAACCGGCTGGCCAGTTGCAGCCGGTTCATTTCCAGCGAGAACATGCCCACGGGCGCCCCTTCCACCGACGCCACATGGTCGGCGATCTGCAAGGCCAGCGCCGTCTTCCCGCCGCCGGGCCCGGCCGCGATGATGATGTATTCCGCGGGCTTGAGGCCGCACAGGATGTTGTCGAGGAAGTTCAGCCCCGTGCCGAATCCCTTCATCTGCTTGCGCCCCTGGCGGAACGATTCCAGCTCGGCGATGACGCTGCGAAACTCCTCGTGAACGGGCTTGGCCGCCGCCTTGGCATCCTGCACCGCGAGGTCCATGGCCGCGGCGCTGAAACGGTTGGCCAGCTCCAGGGCGTTGGTGCAACTGTGAACCTGCTGGATCACGGCCACACACTCGCGCTCCATCCGCCGCAGCAGCCACTTGTCCGCCACGATCTCGGTGTAGTAGGCCACATTCACCGCGCTCGGCACGCCGTCGCACAGGGCCGACAGCGCGGCGAGCCCGCCCACTTCGTCGAGCTTGCCCGTGTCGCGCAGCCGCTGCTGCACCGTCATCAGGTCAATCGCCTTGCCCTCGTCGCCCAGCGCCACCAGCGCAAACCACAGCTCGCGATGCCGTAGGTCGTAGAACGCCAGGCCATCCAGCCCCAGCTTCTCGATCACCACCGGCAAGGCATCATTGGGCGCCAGCAGGCAACACCCCAGCACGCCCGCCTCCGCCTCCGGCGAATTCGGCGGCAGGCGGTCGCCCGCGGCCGGGGTCGCCCCGCGCCGCGCCGGGGCAGGGGTGGCTTGGTCGAAGTTGTCACTCATGCAGAAGCCTCCAGCGCGAGACGTGGGATTGTCCGGTGTTCAAGAATTGCCTTCCGCATGTGTGAGTATTGCGCCAGCCCGGTTCCATCGCAGGAGTCCGCGCCCAGTTCCTCAAAGTATTCGAGGCGTCCCGGCGTGTTGATGCGCCCGACGTGACACCATTTACCGATCACCTTCGACGCCTTCACGATCGCCGCGGCGTGCTTGCTCATCTTCCATTCGGTTGACCCTCCGATAAACACGGCAGCGCAATTTTCCCACGGCACGTCGAGGTTTTCCTGCCCGTCCTGGCAGACGAAAGCCACGGGCCAACCAGCAAGGCGCGGCAGCCAGTGCCGGAAACATTCGAGCGTTCGCCGGGCACATCCAACAACGTCCGGCGCGGCCACGAATCGGCACAGGTCTTTGCGTGACTCATGCTTTGCCAACATGGTCTGGAAACCTTTGGCCTCGAATCGGGCGAACGCGCCATTGTCCATCGCAAACATTTGTTCGGCCTGCTGCGGGTTGCGCCGCGTGAGGGGCGTGAACAACTGCTCCACCTCGCACCCAAGTTCTTGGGCGCAGGCGTTAAGGTCTTGGGGTGTGTCCAACATCACGATCATTTCATTGCCAGCTTGAGCTTTTGGCAGGCTGGGCATTCTCCGCACGGTTGAGCCCCGCCCTTGTAGCACGTCCAGATTTCGTTGGGACGCACTCCCATTTGTTGAGCCAGCCCACCGATCCACGCTTTCGGTTTGTCGAGATACGGGGCGCAGATTTCCACGTCGTAGCCCGCGGCGCGGGTTGCCGCGTTCATGGCGTCCAAAAACGACTTGCGGCAGTCGGGGAAGTATTCGGCATCCTCGGCGTTGCACCCAATGGTCACGGTGTCAGCGCCAGCCTTGCAGGCCACGTTCACGGCCACGCTCAGAAAGACGGCGTTTCGGTTTGGAACGATCCAGCTTTGCTCTGTCAGGCCGCCAAGTTCCGGCAGTTCCATCGTCGTATAAAGCACACCGCACCGAGCGGCATGTTGCTTCGCCCAAAGCAGCTCCTGCTTGTGACGTTGCCGATAGTCAAACAGCAGCGCATGGACCCTGTGCCCTTGATCCGTTAGGTCGTAAAGCATCGTCACAGAGTCGAGACCGCCAGACAGGAGATGGATGATTGTTTTCGGGATCATAGAACTACGTGCGACCGCGGTGTTTTGCTGCCTGCTTCCTTCGCGCCCTTTGCGTCTTCGCTGTTCATTCGGTTCCTGCCTTCCTGCCTTCCAAATTCTCCGCCGGCTCCGCGCTCGGCTCCGGCGGCACGCGGGACATCCACGCGCCGCGGGCGGGGCGCCCCAGCCGGAACAGCCGTTCGCGGCCCCGGGGCGAGATCAGCCGCAGTTGCCCGCCCGCATTGCGCCACCGCCACCGCCGAGCCTCCGGCTGCTCGGGATCGGTCCGCACCGTGACCACCCCAAAACTCACCCGATGCCATGTCGCTCCGTCTTTCATGGGTGAGCACGGAGCGGGGAGCGGGGAGCGGGGAGCACGCGAAATTCGACGCCTTCTAACAGGTCAGCCGGAATGTCCGTCTGGGCTGCAACGGCGGCCAGTGCATCGCGCAGCACATCCGCCACGGACGCATTCCCGTCTATTGCGGCGATCTCCATGTCATATCGCTCAGTGAATGACGCGCCGTTGAGGCTCTTTTTGCCCAACAAGACCAACCGCGCTGAGCGGCCCGCCCAAACCTGCGAAAGCGGCAATGCCGCCTTTGCTTCCTTCGTGCCCTTCGCGTCTTTGCTGTTCATCCTCGTTCCCTCCGGTTGCCCTACTTGCCCCCCTCCAGCACCTCCAGCTCGCGCCAACGGGCGTCGAGCTTGGCCTGCTGCTCCTTGCGGAAGTCGTCGTGGGGAAGCTGGTCGAGGTCGGCCTGCATCGTCTCCAGCTCCTCGCGGGTGGCGATGGCGCGAACGCTGGCGCTCACGGTTTTGGCCGGCGTTTTTTCGGCGCCGTTTTTCGCCCGCAGATCCCCCAGCCGACGCTCGAACGCTGCCCGCCAGTCGCTCACGGGGCGCCGACCCCACATCCACTGTCCGTTGACGGCATCGGCCTCGAAGCTCAGCCACGCGGCATGGATCAGCTCGCGGGCAAACACGCCGGGTGCCAGGGCTTCGAAGTGCCGGGCCACGTCGTCCTCGCTGGCCGGATGGTTCGTGGCTGCTTCAAAAGCGGCCTGTGGGGCGGTCGGAAGGGACCCACCCAGAGCGTAATTCTTCTCTGGAAGTGGAAGTGGAAGTGGAAAGTTGGATTTCGGTTCGAGCCGATTTTCAGCCGAACCGTCAACCGGAGCACCGGCCGAAGCCTCACCGGCCGGCAACCGCGGTTGAACCGCGGTTGAACCGCGGTTGCGGCGGGCTTCAGCCGAACGCTTGCCCTTTTCGGACTGGAGATCGCGGAACGCCTGCATGTCGGCGCGGACCTTTTCGAGCCGGGCATTGCGGAGGAGTCCGTCGGGACCGGGCGAGAACTTGGCCAGCACGTCGGCCGACACGCCACCGCCGGCGACGCGCTTGAGCTTGGCCACGTCGGCGGGCAGGGAGCCACGATTCCACTGGTGACAGAGCAGCCGGATGTAGGCGCCCACCTCGTCCGGCCCAAGGTCCATGGTGCCGGCCAGGAAATCGTCGGCGTAGAGCGGGAAGTAGGGGGCGCTCATGCCGTGGCCTTCTGGTGTTCGTTCAGCAGCCGATGCACGGTGTCGGTGTGGACCTTCAGCCGGCGGCCGATTTCGTTCAGGCCATAGCCTTGCCCGCGCAGCGCGGCGGCCTGGGCGGCGAGGGCGCGGCGTTTTTCCTGCCGTTCGCTCCGGGGCGCCTCGGGCGTCTTCAGCACCTTCTGGCACTTCGACTTCG